AAATACAGCGTTTAAAAGCTATTCGGGAAAAGAAAGTTGGATTAACAGCAGAGAAAGTATTAAAAGATATTGAAAGAGTCAGAGAAAAGGCAGAAGGAAGCGAACAATTTAATGTCAGTTTAAAAGCAAGTGAACTCCAGGGGAAACACCTGGCAATGTTTACAGAAAAGCACCAGGTGGATGGCGAAGTAAAGATGCCAGTAGTACAGATCGAGTTAGCCGATGTCTAAGATCAAATTAAATTTAAATCAAGCAAGGTTTATGAACTGTGAAGAACAGGTAATAGCCTTTTTTGGTGGTATTGGTAACGGGAAAACCTTTGCAGGAATTTTAAAGGGAATTACCAGAGTCTTGGATCCCAAGCAGAAGCCACAATTAGGGATGATAGCCAGGCAGACCTACCCAGAATTAAGAGACAGTACACAACGAACCTTTTTTGAACTATTACACTTATGTGGATTCCTTCCAGGTGTGCATTATGAATACAAAAAGCAGGAAAATAGGTGCATCTTCGCCAATGGGCATGAGATTATTTTCAGATCATTGGATGATCCTGCGAAACTCTTATCGATTAACCTGGGGTGGTTCTACATAGACCAGGCTGAAGAGGTATCCGAAGAGGTATTTCTTACACTACTTGGTCGTTTAAGGGCGGTATCCACTCCGCAATGCTGGATCACAGGAAACCCATTAGGGCATAACTGGGTTTGGCATCGATTTATCCATGATCCCGTACCAGGGAATATCATGTTTAATGCCAAGACAGAAGAGAACCTGAAGAACCTTCCTGAAGGCTATGTAGACAGTTTAAAAAAGAATTATAATGAGATTTGGGTAAACAGGTATCTGTATGGATCTTGGGATGCCTTTGAAGGACAGATTTATCCAGACTTTGAACCGAGTGTTCATGTGGTAGGTGACTTTAATCCTGATCCTTCCTGGAGAAGATTTATTGCTATCGATCATGGTAGGACCAATCCAACTGCTGTGCTTTGGGGTGCAGTAGACCAGGATGATAAGATTTGGATCTATAGAGAGCATTACGAAGCTGGTCAGGATGCAGAGTATCATTGCAGAGCGATACAGGCTTATCAGAATGAAGGTAGATATGAAACCTATGTAATTGATCCAAGTACAGGTGCAGGTAAGAAAGATGATCCAGAGACTATTGGTAATAGATATAGACAGATGGAGATCCCTGTGATTGGTGCGAATAACGATGTTCAGGGTGGAATTGACAAGGTAACCGAATACATTAAGACCAATAGGCTATTTGTTACCAAGTCCTGTGAGAACTTGAGAAGGGAAATGGTCAATTATCAATGGGAACAGCCCAGTGCATCCAGGATAGATCTGAATCAACCTGAAAAGCCACTGAAAAAAGATGACCATGCAGTGGATAGTTTACGATATTTGGTCGGAGAGGTGGTACGAAGTGCCAGGAAACCAGATACGAAATCAGATACAGAAAAATTTATTGATTCGATTGTTGTAGATCAGGATCATTCACAACCACAATGGGATAGTGTCTAATGGCAAAAACAGATTATGCGAAATCTTTAACTGCATCCAAAACCAAAAAGGTTAAGAATGTGTCTATGAGTGGATTAAATGCAAGGCAGATCAATGCTATGTCAAAACATTCAGAGCATCACACCAAGAAACATATTCAGTTCATGGTAAATGCAATGAGTAATGGAGCATCGTTTTCCGAGTCTCACGAATTGGCAATGAAAGAGGTAGGTAAGTAATGGCAGGAATGGATTATTATCCAGCAATGGACCAGGAGTCAGCATTAGATCAGATTGCTGAAGCATCCGAAAGAATACCACAGGTAAGAGACTGGTTAGATAAGAGTAAAAAAGCCAGGGCAAATCAAGCAGATAGATGGCGTAAGAACGAAAGATTGTATTATGGTAGGCACTGGGCTAACCCAAGTAAGGGAACCGAGAGTCAGTCCAGGATGATCTTTAACTTCCCATTAGCTGTAGTAGAGACTATCCTACCAATTATTAATGACTTTCAGCCTACTGTGGATGTAATGCCACAAGAGAAAAATGATGTATTCTTTGCAGACATGATGCAGAAGAGATTTCAGCAGATTGTAGACGAAACAGATTTATATGGTAAAATTATTCAGGCTGTAAAAGACAGTTTGATTTATTCCAATGGTTTTTTGCAAATCCTTCCTGTGGTTACGGAAGATGGTGTGTTTAAAAGCTTTGACATCCAGGTTATTGATCCCTTTACAGTTGTACCCCATCCATATGCTACCGACCTGGATCTCAAGGCTGGTGAATACTTTATGTTTGCTGTTCCAATGGAAACCTCCAGGATCTTCAGAGAGTTTGGTGTAAAGGCTCCAGCAGATGGCAAGTTAGATGATTATAAAGCCTATCAGAAGGTAGATGATAATGGTGGAATCGAATCTGCGAATGTGGAATCTGAATACGATATGGCACTTGTCATTGAATGCTACAGCAATGAAGCAGATAAAGAGAAATATCCATATGGAAGGCACACTGTTGTTGTAGGGGATAAGTTGGTAGTAGATGAACCATTAGAACTTTACAGGATGCCAGTATTTATGGTATCCAATTATAAGAGTCCTCACAACTTCTGGGGTATTGGAGAAACAGACCTGGTACGAACCCAAACCAAAGCAATCAATGAAACCTTTTCTTCTATTAATGAGAACATCAGGAAGATGGGCTATCCAATACGAAAGGTGACTCAACGAGCCAAAGGTCAGATGACCAGACCAATTACTGGGGCTCCTGGGGAAGAGATTACTGTTGTAGATCCCAGTGATGTTACTTTTGAGATGCCACCTCCAATTCCTGGGTATATCCAGAACTATATTGGACAGGTATCCCAGTTTATGGAAGCAATTACAGGTGTGAATGATGTAACTCAAGGGCGTAAGCCAGGAGGAGTAACATCAGGTAGGGCCATTGTTGCATTGCAAGAAGCAAGTCAGACCAGGCAAAGATTTAAAATCAATAAGGAAGTAGCAAGGCTTACCAAAGAGATTGGTGAGTTTATGGTCCAGATGATATTGACCTTTGATGAAGAGATCCGATCTATTCGTGAAAGAGATGCAGAAGGACAATTCCAATTCACCGAGTTTAATCCAATGGCTGTATACGATGCAGATGGAAACCTGGAAGGGACACCAGAGTTTAATCCTGGTACTGCAAAACGATTACAGGACAGTGAATTTGATGTAGATGTTACCACAGGATCCCGATATGCCCAGGGTAGGGTAGCCAATGAAGAAAGAGCATTGGAACTCTTCCAGTTAGGTGTCTATGGTATTGAAGAAGTGGTCAATGCCTTAAATGTTCCTGATAAACAAGATATTATTCAAAGCTGGTATGTACGAAACCAACAAGTTCCTCCCAAACAACAAGTAGAACAAGCTGAAATGATGCAAGAGCAGTTAGGTCAGTTAGTAGCCCAGGTCATGCAGGAAGGACCAGGAGGACCAGGAGAGGAAGCATTAGCACAAATGGTTATGCAGAACCCAGCATTAACAGAATCACCAGATTTTCAGTCTTTACCAGGAGAGATCCAGGAAAGAATAATCACAGTAGCTGGTTTGGTTGGTGGGCAGGAAGATCCAGGAATGGATCAACCCAGGGCTTGAGTTGAGTAAGTTTTTCTGCCCATCAATACAATACAAGGAGATAGTATGCCAAAGTTAAAAGTCAAAGGTAAAACAAAGAAGTTCAAGTACACCGAAGCAGGGATGAAGAAGTACAAGAAAGCATTAGCAAAATCTAAAGGATATTAATTGTTTCAGCAAATAACAGGCTTACTTACCCCTGACGAAGCAAAAGATCTCAAGGATATGGGGCATTCTCAAAGGCTCAATTCTGACTTTTCCTCTGAAATTGTGCAAAAGATAGCAAAAAGGTATCAAAAGCAAATTGATGTCCAGGAATTTGTATTGGAATCTCCAAGCTATTGGCGAATTGAGACACGACCAAAAGGACATCACTGGCATTTTGATGGATGTAAACTATTGAATGGTCAATTTGTAGATAACCATATGGCCTGGTGTGAGTACGGGACCACAGCATTATTAACACCTCCTGAAACCTTTACAGGTGGAAATATTTATTTTGAGGTAGATGGTGAACCTCAAGAAGTAAAAGACCATTATTTAAATGGCGTGATTTATACAGCAGGAAAATTGAATAACCCTGTAAGACACATGGTAGAACCTCATAAGGGGAATAGAACAGTCTTACTTATGTTTTTTGCAATTAAGAAATGAAAAAGCTATTTACATATTTACAGATGAAGATAGCCAAGAAGTTTACA